TGCCGGCGACCCACTCGACCAGGATGTCGAACCGAGCGACCACGCCGTCGTCGATCAGCCACTGCAGCGCCTCGGCGATGTAGTTCTGGGCCAGCTGCAGGGTCTGCTGCGTTCGCTTCGAGCGCTCGAGCATCCACAGGCGCGATCCCATCTGGAACCCTTCGCTGTCGCCCCACCAGCCGCGGCGGTCATCGGACCCGTCGAGCAGTTCGTCGTCGTCGGCCGCGCGCCTGTCCATGAACAGGCTCAGCGTCACGGCGGTCAAGAGGTCGCCGCCAGTTCGGAGGCTGTTGCCGACCATCTGCACGTCGGCGTGCGTCTGATCCCAGACGAGAGAGATGTCGCTCATGCCACGGTCCCCGTGTTGCCGGCCAGCGTGCCGCCCGGGTGGTAGTGCAGGTTGTCGATGCGCTTCCCGTTGGCCCACACCTGACCCACGAAGTCGGTGCGTGCGGCGTCGATCTTCACGTTGCCGGTGGTCTTGACCTCAATCGGCAGCGCGGCGCCGTCGATGCGAATGCCAGTCGCCGAGAGATGCACCTTCTGGCCCTTGTCGTCGCTGATGGCGACCTCGCCAGGCTGCAGATGGAGCCGGTACTGCTGGTGACCCGTGGCGATCACGACGCCATCGCTCGGGTTGCCACCGAGGTAGAGCATCACGACGTCGGCGCCAACGGGCGGGCAGCTGTGCAGGCCGTACTCGCCGAGCCGCGGCACCTTGTCTTGCGTCCAGCCCTTGAGCACCTGGACCTGGACCAGCTGCGCCGGGCCGGCGTCGTCAACGATCTGCACGCGGCCGCGCATCACCAGCAGCCGAAGCCGCGTGAGCAGGTCCTGCCACATGATCAGCGGCCGCGGGTGAAAAGCGCGGCGAGCTCGGCCGGCACGGCGTACTGCGGCAGTACCGGCTGCATGGCGAAGGCTTCCAGCGGTCCGAGTACCAAATCACACGCGGTGCCGGTGTCGCCCTTGCTGTAGGTGACCTCGCTGATCATCCACGTGACGTCGTCCAGCTTCAGCGAAGGGATGCGCACGCGCGCCAGAGTGAAGGGGCGATACAGCTTGCCGCTGCCGTCGCGCCAGCTGTCGGTGGTGATGTGCAGGCGGTGGCCCTGGCCCCAGCGGCGCGCGGCCTCCCATGATCCACGGTCCTCGGCCTGCTGCAGCGCCATCTCCTTGCCGGCCTCGGCGATGATGATGTGCGGCCTGTAGCGGGCGACTCCCGGATCCACCTTCTTGGTGACGAAGTTCATCTCGTCGCCGAACTCCAGCAGCGGGTTGAAGCTGAACCAGTAGGTCTCGTGCACAGAGAAGCGCTGGTCGTCAGACAGCGTGAAGGACGCGGCCTCCACGTTGACGCCCTCTTCGAAGCCGGACCCGGCAACGTCCAGCACGAGCGGCGCATCCTCGGCCGCCGATGGGCCCTCGGCCAGCAGCAGCGAGCCGTCGGCCTGTTCGAACGCCAGCAGCCCGGAGAGCTTGCACATGCGGTCGATGACTTCCCAGGCCGTCTCGCCCAGCATCAGCACCGCGTACGGGATGATGCGGCTGGCCCTGTCCGGGCCCGGGATACCGACGGTAGGCCCAGAGGCGCCGCGCACCTTGATGCCGAAGACGCCGGCCAGCTCCTGGGCCACCGAAAGCACCGAGGTACTGACGATCTGCTGGCCGGGCCACTTCGCCGCGCAATCTACGAGGTCCTGGCACATGCCGCGGCCAGAGAGATGCACGCTGTGCGACGCGGCGCTGATGGCGCCCTGCCAGCGGTTGACGTAGCCGGTCACCACCTTGTCGCGCCCGAGGTAAACCTCGCAAGGGTCACCGGGCCGGGCGAACACTTGGCGGCCGTCGGGCGTGTTCTCGGTGGCCTGCAGCTCGAAGTCGCGCGGGCAGGACTCGATGCCTGCGGTGATGCGCACATCCTTCCAGCCGCCCAGCGCCGCGTCGCCGATCTGGACGAGCACGTCGTCGTCGTCGATGGCGTCCTTCGCGCCAGTGATGACGATGGTCTGGGTGTCGCTCATTCGCTCAGCGCCTTGAAGCTGGTCGGCATGAAGGCCGGATGCCGAGGACGCGCGCGGGCGACCAGTTCGGCCTCGCGGCCGATGTCGCCGTAGCGCCTGTACGCCAGCACCAGCGACGGCAGGCTGGCCGGCGTGCTCACGGTGCGCAGTTCCGGCACCGCGGCGCCGCGCGCGTTGATGTCGGCCACCGCCGCGGCCTTCATCGCCTGCAGCGCCTGGAAGAGCTCGTCGTCGCCGTTGTCGCCGGCCTCGCTGATGGCCGCGTCCAGCGCCGAGACGACGATGGCGCGCACGGCCTCGGCGTCTGCATCGCTCAGCGGCTCGTAGTCGGCAGCGGCCAGCACCAGCTGCGCCGCAGCGGCGCGCCGAAACAGCCGCACCGACTCGGCCTGCAAGGTCAGCGCGGCGCCGCTCGCGCTGCCTTCGGCGCTGTAGGTCACCAGCTGCGCCAGCGCGCGGATCGCATCGCCCGGCGTCGGCGCGCCGGTGCGCACCGCCAGCGCCAGCGCCTGCACAGCGGCAGCGAAGTCGTCGGTGCTGGCCGGGCCCAGTGCCTGGCCGGCGGTGTCCAGCGCGGCGCCAGCGGCATCCACCGCCGCGCGCGACGTGGCGGCCGACACCTTCAGCTCGGCCAGGGTCAGCGTGCCCCCGACCACCAGCACCTGGCCGGTGCGGATGCTTCCGCCCTGCCCCATCAGGCGGCCGAAGTCACCGGGGAGCGTCGCAGCCATGTTGACCAGGCTGGTCGCGTCGCGCTGTACCTGACGCGCCAGCGTGGCCCAGCCCCTGGCCTGCCGCAGGGCCTCGTTCGCGGCGGCGGCACCGGTCCGCAGTGCTGAGACGGTCTTCTTCGCGAACGCGGCTGCCGCCTTCAGATCGGCCAGCGCGCCGGTCTGCTTCGCGGTGGCCTGGCCCTGCTTCTCGCCGGTGGGGTACTGCCGCTGGCCCTGTTCGATGAACCGGAAGGTCAGTTCAACGACGCGGCCGCGGTCCCAGACTTCGCGGGTCATGAAGTCGATCAGCGCGACCTTCTTCTTGCCCAGCGTCGGGTGCACCAGCTCGCCGTCGCCCTTGCGCTCGGCGGCGTCGATCATGGCCTGGCGCTGCGAGATGACGTCGTCGCCTACCAGGAAGCCCTTGACCTCGAAGGCGCGAGCCTGCCGGCCCAGGTCCTCGACCCACGGCGTGTCGCGGTAGGGGTACTCGTGGATCTGGTTGCGGCGGCCGAAGTGCGACGTTCCTTCCTGAACAACGAACGGCACGCCGCGGAAGCTGGCCGGCTTGAGCTGCGCCCAGAAGCTGCCGCCCTCCAGGCGCGTCAGCACGTCGGTGGCGCCTTGTGCCGTGCTGCCGATGCGCTGCACGCCGTTGAAGATGCCGGTCACGCTCATGGGTCAGTTCCCCGGGCCGGTCCGGCGCACGCGCACCGGGGGGCCGTTGCTGCTGGCGCTGACGCGCGCCTCGCGAGGCACCTTGACCTCGATGTTCACCTGCGCCGGCTTCGCGGCATCAGGCCCTGCGGCGCCACTCATCGGCTTGAAGCGGCCGCGCAGGGCGTCAGCCTCGCGCTGCGCCTCGGCATCGGTCATCTTCGGTTCGTTGGCATTGGCCTCGTCGAACTCCTGCGCGCGCTGCGCCAGGGCGGCCAGCGGGTTCATGCTCGACCCGCCAACGGCGCGACCTGCAGACTCCACCTTCAGCATCTGAGACACGATGCCTCGCTCAGCCTTTGCGCCGCTGAGCAGTTGCTCTGCACTGAGCACCGCGCCAGAGCCGCGCGCCTGGCCAAGGAAGCGCCCAGCACCACCAGGCCCAAGGGTGTAGGCGGCCTCTTCAGGCAGGCCCATCGCGGAGGCGAACACGCGCCGCGTCAGCGGGTCCTTGATGCCCTGCATCACGCGACGCACACCGTCCATCGTGCGCGCGACGTTGATCGACCCATCGGCGTTCTGAGCGGTGGTGATGCCCATGCCGCGCATCACCATCGACGCCACCGGGTTGCGGCCGAACTTCGCGTCCTGCAGCGTCTGACCCAGGCCGTGGAAGGTTGCCGTCATGCCCTCGGCCGTGCCGCCGGCAAGCCGCGATGCCGCGCGCCAGGCTTGCAAGCTGTCGGCGTTGACGCCCAGCAGCGACGACGAGCGCATCACCTCCATGGAGTAGCCGGCCCACCGGTTCGTCAGCATGCCAAGGCCGGCTGCCGCAGCGGAGATGCCGGCGAGAAACGCGGCGGGGTTCCACAGGGTCTTCAGCGCGTCCAGCATCGACGTGGGGGCCTGAAGCTGCTTCTTGGTCTGCTCCATGCCGCCGGCCATGTTCCCCAGCCAGCGCTTGCTCTCCACGCTGACCTTGCTGACGCTGTCGTGCGCCTTCTGCGCCTGCTTGTTCAGGCTGTCGAAGGTCGGCGTGAAGTTGTCGAGCGCGTGGATGTTGACCTGGAACTTGTTCGTCATCGCGCGAGCTCCTCTTCACGCACGCGGTGAGCCAGCGCGGCCCACTGATCCAGCTCGGTGATCGTGAGCGCGTAGGCCTCGGCCACCGACCACCCGAAGAAGCGACACAGCCGCGCTACGCCAAGTCGGACGTCGGCATCGAGCCGGGCCCGAAACGGCCGAAAAAATCGACGGCCTCCTGGAAGTCGCGCTGGCAGATCTGGCGCGCAGCCGCGGTGGGGATGCCGGCATTCATCTGAAGCAGCATCGCCATGGACTCCAGGCCCGTCGTGGCGCGCGAGCTCTCCACCAGCTGGTGCACCGTGGGCTCGCTCAGCTTGAGCTCGCTCCAGGTCTGCGAGCCGACGCTGATCGGCTTGCGCAGCGTCAGCACCAGGCTGGTCTCGATGGTGTCGGCCATGCGTCAGGCCTCCTCGACGAATTCGCCTTCCCAGCGAACCGCGAACGTGCCTTCCTCGGTGTTCACGTCCTGCGCGTCTACCGTCCACATGTTGCGGCCGACGATGGTCTTGCCGTTGGCGAGCTCGGCCACCACGGAGACGTTCGTCATCGCGTTGAAGTCGGCCACGCTCATGCCGTAGGCGTCGCGCAGCGTGCCGGCGATGAAGCCCACCTTCGGCTTCTCGCTGTAGCCGTGCGGCCGGTCCTGGCCCACGAGCGACGTGCGCTCGACGGTGCTGACGCCGTACTGCAGGCCGCTGGCCAGCATGAAGCGCCGGCCGTCGACGGAGAGGTTCGCTACGCCAGCCAGGCGCTTGGGGTCGATTGCCATGGTTCAGGCTCCGATCAGTTGAGGCGGAACTGCGCCAGCAGGGCGAGCACGTCCAGCTGGTTGATGAGCGTGCCGGGCCACAGCACGTCGACGCGGTTGGGGTTCGAGGCGTTCTGCTCGACCACCAGGGCCGCCTTGAAGGCCTCGACGTTCTGCACGTAGCCGCGGCTCTCCAGCTCGCGGTACTGGGCGATCAGCTCGGCGCGGATCACGTTGGGCGTCACCACCGAGGCGCCGGCGCCGATGCGTTGCGCATTGCTGGCCAGCTTCACGCGGGAGAACTTGCTGGTGATGGCCGTCTTCATGAACCGCAGCACGTAGGCGAGCGTGAACAGCGTCTCGACCTTGAGGTAGCTGTTGTCGGGCGCACCGAAGGCGTTCTTCTGGTAGGTGGTGATCACGCCCTCCAGGCGCACCGTGCCGTCGTCGTCGACGGTGAAGGTACTCATGCCGGCGTACAGCAGCGAGTTCCGCTCGGTCAGCGTGTACTGGTTGATCCGCTTCAGCCCGATCAGACCTTGCACCTGCACGGTCTGCAGGGGCAAGGCCGGGTCATTGCGGAGACTCGCCGCAGCCGCCCCGGCCACTGCCGCGGCCCAGTGGTAGACGGGGGACGGGCCGCCGGCGAAAGCCATCACCGTCTCGTGCTGGTTGTTGCGCGCTTGCCCGAAGGTGGTGTTGTCGCCGAGCGTGCCGCTGTTGGCGCAAAAGACGTGTCCGTACAGTTGCTGCAGGTAGCTCCACCGCCCGTTGACGTCGCTCAGGAGCGTCTTCAGTTCGTCGAGGTTCGTCGCGTCGGGGTACTGCAAGACGATGAAGTCGAATGCGTCATTGCCCAGGCTGGGGATCGCGTCGGTCGCCAGCGGCCGCACGCCCGTACCCCCGCTGAAAACCGACAGGGTGTAGGCCAGGCCCGCCGGCAACACTTCGCCGCTGGGGGCCCCGCGGTAGTTGACCCAGACCTCGTGCCCGTTGCCCACCCTCCCGGTGTTGTCGGAGGTCAGCGTGACCACCGCCCCGACGTTGCTCGCCGTCACCGGGCACAGCGGATCAGCGTTGACCAGCGCGACCAGCGCGGCCGCAAGTTGCGTCGTGGTCTGCGTGGTCAGCACCGGCAGCACGTAGCGAGTACCCGCGATGTACAGCACGAAAGAGCCGTTCGTCGTGGCCGCCGAGGTGAACGTCAGCGTTGCCGTGGCGGCCACACCTCCCGAGGGGTCGTCGACGGGCAACAGGTACACGTCGCCCGCAGGGTCGTTCGCGAAGTAGGCGGACGCCATTTGGGCCAGTACCGAGTTGGGCCCGGCGTAGGTGCGAGCCTCCGAGGCGCCGCCGACCTTGATCGGCACGTTGGCCGGCGCGGAGCCCGCGGCCGTCTTCTGGCCGATCAGCAGCGTGCGCTGCAGGAACTGCGCGGTGTTCGCCTGGCTGTTGTCGACCTCGGCGTAGAAGAGGGGAACCCGCAGGTTCGCCGGAACGTTCTTGAAGGTGATGGGCATGGTGTCCTCTCGGATTACTCGGCGGGCGGTTCGCTGGGCTCGACCACGGTCACGCCGCCATCCAGCACCCGGCGGTGCCAGTAGTCGGAGGCGTCGACCTCGCGGCCCTCGGGGGGCAGGTAGTAGGCGGGGGTGCCGAACTGCGCGGGGTCCGGGATCTTCTGCCCGGGCTTGGGAACGACGAACATGGGCGTCCTCGTCAGTTGTTGAGGTCGATGCGCAGCTCGCCCTCGGCGCGCCCGTCTGGGCCGCTTGTGCGAGGCGCCGGCTGCACGGCGTCGGGATAGCGGTCGCCGGGGTAGTTCCCGGCCTCGACGCCTTGCTGGCGCGTCAGGCCCAGCGCGACGTCGTCGGTCACGTCGGCCGGCACCGGCGCGATGCTGGCGCCGGGATCGAACGGGCCGATGGTGTCCAGGGTGATCACCAGCTGCTGCAGCTCGATCAGCAGCTCAGGCGCGATCTCGGCCGGGTCGAACTGCTCGAAGGTCTCGCAGTCGATCAGCATCTCCAGCTCGCCATAGTGCTCCTCGCCGTCGGCGCTGATGCGCTGCTTCGTGGTGACCTTGGCGATCTGCTGCAGTGCCGGGATGACCTCGACCGCGATCAGCGCCGCGTCCTCGATCAGCAGGCCCAGCGCTTCGATGGCATCCTGAGCCTCGGCGGCCGTCTGCGCGCGCACGCGGGCCAGCAGTTGCAGCGGCGCGATGGTCGTGAAGGCTGGCATGGCCCGGCCGGTGCTGTCCTTGACGTCGCCCAGCGCGCGCAGCTTGATGTTGGGCAGGGCCGTCGCCGGCGTGTCCCAGTCGCCCGGGCTGTCGACGGTGACGCCGGTCAGCCGCCGCAGCACGGTGGCCATCGCCCGACGCAGGTAGCGGCGGGCCAGCTGGCGCGGCGTGCTCACGGCTGCCTCAGCAGGTTCGCGTCCAGCCTCGCGCCGCCCTGCCCGTCAGGCATGCCCAGCTTCACCACGTAGGTGCGGCCGGTCTTCCTGACGGTGAAGCGGTCCCCCTGAGCCAGCTTCGGATCGAAGCCGGCCGGGAACTGCGAGAGCTGGATGCCAAGACGCGGGTTCGACGTGATGACGCCCTGGTCGAACTCGCCCGCGGTGGTGAAGCCATCGTCGAAGATGGCCGTCACGTCGAAGGACCCGCCGGCAGCGACCGGCGAGCTCAGCGCGGGCTCGTAAGTGACGAGGGTGCCGAAAACCTGCATGTTCGGCCCCAGCACCAGGGCGTCGAAGTCGACCACGTCAGGCGGTGCCGACGTTCGCCACGGTCGGGCCTTCGGCCGGCGTCACGCTCAGCGTGCCGTCCTGCACCTCGGCCGGCGGCACGTAGTCGTCGGGGCGCACCACGCCCAGGCTCTTCAGGCGCGCCGATTCCTCGGCGTCCACCTTGACGGTGGAGCCCGGGCGGAACTCGCCGTCCGCCGTGACGTAGGTGCCGCGCGCGATGGTCACTTCGACCAGCTTGTCGTTCTTCGCCATGCTGCTCTCCTTACTTCACGGTGACGGCGATGGCGCCGTTGGCGCGGGACGGGATGACCACCGGGGCGCTCTGCATCAGCAGGAAGCGCTGGGCCGGGTCTTCCTGCACCCACGACTTCGGGGCGTAGGGCAGCGCGCCGTAGGCGAACTTGGGGTCCAGGATCGAGCCGAAGGCGCGGGTGCCCATCAGCTGCGAGCCGGACATGATCACCGTGCCGGCCGGGATCATGGGCTGCTCGACGTTGTTGTCGTCGACGTACCAGTCGTTGTAGACCCAGAGGTTGTAGTTGCCCCAGCGGCCCTTGGACTGCGCGCCCTTGACGATCTGGGCACCCAGCTCGACCACGCTGCTGCCGCCCTGGTTCGGGTACCAGTTGGCCGCCTTCAGCACCGGGTCCAGCAGGAACTGCTGCCAGGCGTCGGTGGAGAACACCACGTCCTCGACGACCGCGCCGGACTCCTTCAGCACCTTCAGCGCCCAGGTCTCGAGGTCGGCCGTCGGGCGGGCCGCGCCGCTGGCGATGTTGGCGTTGGTCCACTGCACGCCACCACCCAGGGTGATGGTCAGGCCCGAGGCGCGGCCGAAGTCGATCAGGGTCGTCGGGAAGCCGTCACCGGAGATCGTCACCGTGCCGGTCAGCAGCGCCTGCGCCGCCATCCACTCCAGGCGACGGTTGACCATGTCGATCTGGTCCGTCAGCTCGAAGGTCAGGTTGGCCTGCTCGCGCTCGCTGGCGCTGAGCTCGCCGCCGATGCGCTCGCCCATCATGCGGCGGACGGGCTTGCGCAGGTCGGGCGCGCGCTTGTCCTTGATGTAGGCGGGCTTGAAGGTGTTGGTCTGCATGCGGCGCGCCTCGACCAGCCTGCCTTCGACCAGCGGCGAGACGAAGGGCGACATGCGGCGCTTGCCGATGTCGACGTCGATGCTCACGAACTCGGTGTCGGACGTGACGATGTTGGGGAAGAAGCGGTCCAGGAGGAAGTTCTGGGCGATCTTCAGGTTCTGGACCAGCTGCACCAGGACGTTGGTGTCGTAGATCGCGGTGTTGGACAGTGCCATTTCGTTCTCCGAAAGAAGAAGGGCGCCCGAAGGCGCCCTGGAGGGGTTGGATCAGCCGACGGTCAGGTCGGGTCGGCGTTGCTCAGCGAGCCGGTGACGGTCTTCACGAAGATGCCGAAGGCGCGCAGCGAATTGGTGACCGTGGCGGTCGTCCAGCCGGCGCCCAGCGTGAGGGCGTTGCTGTTGAACTCGCCGGTCATGTAGACGCCAGCCGCGGCATCGGCCGCCGTCGCGTCCACGTCGTCGGCCAGGATCGCCACCGGCGTCTGGCTGCCGTCGCCGGCCGCGCTGGCCGACTTGATGTACTTCCCGCTGGCCGTGATGCGGCCCAGCACGGTGCCGCGCGTGAGCACGCCGGCGCCGGAAGCGATGGTCACCGGCTGCGTCACCGGCTGGAACTGGCCAGCGATGAGCTGGTCGGGGACGTAGATCTCGGCGGCGATGCCGGGCGCCGAGTTGTTGTTCAGGACGTTGGTCGGGGTCAGGGCCATGATGGTCTCCTGTCAGGTTCGGTTGGGATGGATCAGGCTTCGCCGCGGGCCTTCTTGGCCGCAGCGATGACCGTCAGGGCGATGGCCTTGGGGTCGCTCGCGTCGACCTTGCCGGCTTCGGGCTTGGCGATGGGGACCGGCTCGGCGCCCATGCGCGTCTCCAGCGCCTGGCCGGCGGCCTTGCGCGGGAGGGTGGCTGCCACGTCGGCGCGCGCGCTCATGCTGGCAATGGCCGCCTCGGCGCTGACGTCGGTGTCGAAGGCGAGCATGCAGGCGTCGATGACGGGCGCCAGGTCGCCGCCGGCAGCCACGGACATCTTCACGCCGTGCGCGACGATGGCCTTGCAGCGCTGGCGCTCGCCGGCGTCGGCCTTCGCCTTTTCCTTCTCCTCGTCGTCGTCGGAATCGTCGTCGTCCTTGCCCTCGGCCTTGGACTCCTTCTTCTCGTCGTCCTTGTCCTCGGGCTTGTCGTCCTCAGCCTTGGCGTCTTCCTCTTCGGATTCGGCCTTGGCGTCGTCCTTCTTCTTGTCCTCTTCCTCGTCCTTCTCGGACTCAGAGCGGGCACCCTTGGCGCGGGCGAGGCCGGCCAGGGAGGCGAACGAGAGGGCGTTCGCCACCGCATTCTTCAGACCCATGATGGTCTCCTTCTGGGGGTGGTTGATCAGCCCAGCTCGGCGAGCAGGACTCGGAAGGCCTCGTCCGGCGCCATGACGGCGTCGACCAGGCCAGCATCGACGCCAGCGGCGCCCATGTAGCAGCGGGCCTGCATGTCTCGCACGCGGGCCACCTTGAGGCCGCGATTCCGAGCCGCGGTCTCGTCGAACAGATCACCCAGGGCGTCGATGTCGCCTTGGATCTCGGCCTTGTCCAGATCGGACAGCGGCTGGTACGGGTTGCCGGCCGCCTTGCGCGCGCCGTGCTGGAAGATGTTGACCTTCACGCCGGCGCCTTCCAGCGCCTTGCTCCAGTCGGCATGCATCGTAATCACGCCCACCGAGCCAACGCCGCCGGTACGCGGCACGATCAGTCGGTCTGCGGCGCTGCCCAGCGCGTAGCAGGCGCTGTAGGCCATGTCGTCGCAGATCGACCAGATCGGCTTGATGCCGCGCGCCGAGTAGATGAGGTCCACCAGGTCGAAGCAGCCGGAGACCTCGCCGCCCGGGCTGTTGCACAGCAGGACGATGGCGCGCACCTCGGGATCGTCCAGGGCGCTCAGGAACGCCGAGCGGATCGCGTTGTAGCCGAGCATGCCGCTGTAGGTGCGGACGCTGCGCGTGCGGTGCACCAGCGTGCCTTCGACGTGGATCACCGCGACGCCCTGCACCAGGTCATAGCCCGGATCTGGCTTGGCCTCGGCCTGCATGCGCCCCTCGTCTTCGTCGTCCCACCAGTCGCCGGCCATCGGGCGGCCGCCGGCGTCGAGGATGGTCACGCCGTCGATGCCGAAGCGCGGCGCCAGGGCCTCGGCGATGACCTTGGCCTTCAGTGGGTGCATGGCCAGCGGCACGCCGAAGACGCGCGAGGCCAGCTGCGGGTAGAGGTGCTGGCTCATTCGTTGCCCGCCTTCTGCTGATCGGCCGCCGGGCCCTGCCCGGGCTGGCGCTGCTGTTGCGGCTGCTTCGTCATCTGCGCCAGCCAGGAGGTCGGCGCCTCCAGGCCGCGCGATTCGAAGGCTTCCTTCTCGCGCGCCAGCTGGTCGAGGTTCTCTTCCCAGTCCAGGCCCTGCTGCGCGGCCTCCAGCTCGAGGTTCGAGAGGCCGGCGCCCATGCCCATGATCGCGCCCTCCTTCTCCGCGACCGGGTCCATCCAGCCGACGCCGGGGCCCAGCCACATCGCGCGGCCGAACGCGGCGCGCGCCTCGGGGAAGTCGGGCACGACGCCGTTGGGCATCGGCAGCTTGTCGACCTCGTGGCACTCCTCCAGCCAGGCGCCGCGCACGGGGCTGGCGAAGCCGATGGCGTAGTCGAAGCGGCGGCGGTCCAGGGTCTTCCACGCCTCCAGCAGCGCGCCGCGGGCGCTGGAGTAGTTGACGTCGCTCCAGTCCTGCGACACCTGCTGCGCGCTCAGGCCGGCCGCGCTGGCGAAGTTGCGCAGCACGGCCTTCTCGAACTCGGCGAAGTTCGTCGTCGGGCGCGCGGCGCTGACGGTGTTGATCTTCTCGCCCGGAAACAGGATGGGGATGCGCGCGCCGTTGATCGACAGGCGCTTCTCCTTGTGGAAGTCGGTTCGGGCCGTCTGGTAGGCAGGCAGTTCCTCGGCGCCGGCCAGCGCGCTTTCCACCAGGGCCGGGTCGTGCGGGCTCTCGATGTAGCTGGCGAAGATCGCGTTCAGGATCGCCGCGTCGAGCTCGGCGCCGTCGTACTTGATCAGCGCCTTCAGCCGCTGCACCACCGGGCCAAGGATTCCGACGCCGCGGTGCTGGTTGGCCTGCTCGAAGTCGTAGTCGTGGACGATGATCGGCCGGCCCCAGGTGGTCTCGCGGGGGATGTAGTCCCAGGTGACCGCCTTGTCGGCCACGAACCAGTCGGCCTGGTGCGCCTGGCGGATGTAGTAGCCCACCGCCGCGCCGATCTCGTCGATCTTGACGCCGCCGCGCATGTAGCGCTGGTCGAACTGCTGTTGCGGGTTGCTCAGCCGGTCGGGGTCGATCAGCATCACCGCGGTGGCGTAGCGCGCGCGCCCGTAGCCGCGGCGCTTCGGCAGCCAGACCATCTGCGCCAGCGCGTCGCCGTCGACCAGCTTGTGCCGGAAGCCCAGGCGCAGCATCTGCGACATCGTCTGCTTGCGGATGGCGTCGCAGTAGCGCCCCTCGTCCTCCGCCCACAGGCGATAGCGCGCGTCGACCTCTCGGCCGTACTCCTCGGCCCACTTCGCGTCGAAGGCCTTGTTGCCGGTCAGCGCCGCCAGCGCGCGGTAGTCGGGCTTGCTGATCGGGCGGAAGTTCGCGCCGACCGCGTTGTCGAGGATGCGCGTGATGGCGCCGCTGGCCCAGCCGTCGTTGCGCACAAGGTCGCGCATGCGGGCGACCATGCGGTCGCGGAACATGCCCAGCGACGCGTCGGGGCTCCACAGGTACGGGTTCCACTCGGCGGTGTGCTGCCCGCCGATGTCGGCCGCGTCGTACGGCATGCTGCTGTTGCCGCCGGCCAAGGCCATGGCGCGGCTCGGCTGAAGGGGATTGCCCTTCGCGTCGAGGATGGCGACCTGGTTGCTCATGGTGGTGCGGTGCTCAGCGGAAGATGAAGCGCGCCGGTCGGCGAGCCTGGGTGGTGATCCCCAGCGCCTGCTGCAGCTGGCGGATGAAGGCGGTCAGCGCCGGCAGTTCGGCCTTCGTGTAGGTGACGGACTTCATGCCATCGGCCTGCGCGTAGCTGGCGGTGACGACCTTGTTCCCGGTCATCAGGTCGGTGTAGGCCCGCTGGGCAGCCACCAGGGCGGCCTGCAGATCGGTGATGGTCATGCCCGCCAGGACGCTGTCGCCGGCGTAGGTCGGTTCGCTCACGCTCGACTCCCTGGTGACGTAGATCGTCGGCACGCCGAACGCTTCGGCCGATGCGATGCCGCCGGCGCCCGTGATCTGGCCGGGGGTTGGCGTGCTGACGATGGGCGTGCCGAACGCCTCGGCGCTGGGTATCCCGCCAGCGCCGGTGACAGTGGCCACGACGCCGGCAGAAGCTCCGGCAGGACGCGGCCAGACGATGGCGGCAGGCGAACCCACGCCACCGAAGATGCGGTAACCCCACAGCCGGCCACTGATGGACGCCGGCTGGATGGCTCCGCGCGCGCGCCACACCAGCGCCGCATCGACCGGCGAGGTGAGGATCTGGAACACGGCGCCTCAGCCGATCAGGGCGCGGTGGCCAGCACGAAGTTGAGGTCGTCGCAGCCGGAGGCCGCGCAGCGCACGCCGATGCTGCTGCCGTTCATGTTCGCCGCAGACAGGCCGATGGCGTACATGCCGTTGCCGATCTCCGTCGCGGTCGCCGGCGTTGCCGCGACGTAGGCGGCGCCGTCGATGCTGACGAAGACGCTCACGGTCTTCCCGGTGACCGGCGCGTGCGTCGTGCTGTCGGTCATCTGCACCGGCAGTCCGGCAATCGCGGCGTTCTTCTTGAAGGCGGCCTGCACGGCGGCCGCGCCGCCAGAGGTGATGCTCAAGTTCGTGAAGTTGGCCGGCCTGGTGAAGATCGCGGCGCCCACGACGACGACGTTTGCCGTCGAGCTCTTGCCGCCGATCAGCAACTGGTCGCCGTTGGTCTCGGCCTGCGTCATCGTCGCGGCATACCAGCCGGGCTGCAGGGTCGAGGAGACCTCGGCCGGCGCCACCGTGCCGAGCGCGGCCGGCGCGGCGCCGTCCTTGCTCACGGCCAGGCTGATGTTCGCTGCGTCGCCGGTCTTTGGCAGACCGGTCGAGGCATCGTAGGCGTAGATGTAGGCCTTCTGGCCAGCGACGTTCTTGAACATGGGTCAGCTCCGAGGAGTGAGGAGGCGAGAGAGCAGCGCGGCCGGCGCCTTGACGCCGCCCCCTGCGGTGTAGGGCGTGGCGGTCGAAGTCACGACGCTGGAGCTGCTGCCGTTTGTGGCCGCCCAGTCCCACGAGTAGCTCACCCCATCGGTGAGGCCGGTGACGGTGTAGGGGCCCTGCGCGCCGGGCGAGCCACCCAGGGCGCGCGTGACGCCGCTGGCGAGGATCGTCGCGGCATCGGCGGCCGGCGATGCGGTCAGCCGCTGCAGACTCTTCAGCGTGGCGCCGGCCACCGTGTCGATGCTCACGCCAATCTGCACCTGGCCGCTCACGCCCGTGGCGCTGGCGGTGGGGCTGGAGAGGGTGGCCGCGGCAGCAAGCGGCGAAATCACCAGCGCCGCCAAAACCTTGTCCTGGTTGACTCCCGTCGTGAACCCGATGCTAGACCCGGTCGTGTAACCCCAGTTGACCTTGCCCGATGCAGTACCGTCCCCCACATCAAGCGTGAATGCCGTCGTGCCAGAAATCACAGCGCCCGCGCTGCTCTGCGTCTGCATCAGCGCCAACGCTAGACCATTGGCAGGCGTGCTGACAGTGGCCGACAACGCGGCATTAGCCCACTCGGCTGCAGTGACCGCAGTCGGCGCGGCCTGCAGGGCATTCTCGACCACTGCCCAAAAATAGACCCCGAGGTTTTGCGTCCACCCTTCGTTGACGGTCAGATTCGAGACGCCTGTCGTAAGGCCAGCCTCCAGTCTATAGAACCACCTGATGTGCTGTGCCGCTTGAGTGATCGCGCCACCAGTTACCTCCGCGAGTGCCGTGCCAGCGTATTTGATCGGGTCTACCCAGTTGCTGGGGATTACGGGGTCGACAGCCACACCAACCAGCAGCATCCGGTTTGAGCCGGCGCCAATGGTGATCGGCATGTTGAACGGGTTGACGTTGTAGTTGTCAGCCCCTTTTCGGGAATATCCCTGGGTAAGTACGTCCACTGTCATGGGAGTTCCTTAGACAGGCGTGCCCGGAGGCCGCCACAGTTGGACTAGGCCGTTACGGGTCGCGCCGTCGTAGCAGGTGCCCGAAGGTCCGGGGCCATCCGTCATCACGAAGCAGCCATAGGCCGGCGACCACTGGAAATTGCCCTGCGGGGCCGACGCGCCGTAGTTGTCGATGTCGTCACCAGGTGGCGTCACCATGTCAGCCTTGCTCGGTGGCGTCGGGCCGGTGAAGCTCTCACGCCCCCAGGTCCAGGTGCAGGTCAGGAAGTTGAGTGTCGAAGGCGTCAGCGTGTGGCAGAACGTGTCGCCGTAGCCCTCATAGAAGTAGAACTTTTGCAGCGTCGGGCACCAAGCCACGGCCACCAAAACGCCGTTGTGGTCGAAGGCCCGCGTCGGCACGGTGATGGTGTCCATCTGCACCGGCACGCCGCTGGCCATGTTGTAGATCGTCGTGTAGACAATGCGGTTGTGCTGCGCCGGATAGCCATCGTTCTCTGGATAGAAGGTCAGCACACAAGCGGCCTCTGGCACGTAGCAGACGCTGGCGTTCTTGAGTTGCAGCGTTGCATTCCCGCCAGAGGCCTTCTGAATTGCATGCGAGGTCGGTGCCTGCGGCCACACGCCGCTGGCGAGGTTGAAGTAGAAGCTGTACGGCCACTGAGCGCCGAAGTGCCACAGGCGGGCATTTACTGTGTCCTTGAACGACAGCGTGCCGGCGTATGCAGACCAGTCGCCCAGCACCGCCGATGAAGCTCGGGCCATCTTGCCGTCGTGCATCGACTGAAGGTGCGGCGCCCAGCGATAACCGTAGGCCGGGCCGGATGTGCGCGGGTCTGTGGCGCTCGGGTCTTGGCTCCATGTGGACTGCGGGAGCATCAGCGAACCGCCATAGCCGCCGCCCTCGGCCTGGCTCACATAGGCGTTCTGCAGGTAAACGTGATCGCTGAACGCGATCATCGAGCCGTTGTGGTTGTAGTCGTACCAGCCGATCTCGCGCAGATCGTTGGCGACGTTGTAGGTGCCGAAGCTCTTGGCGTCAGACCAGCCGCTCCAGGCTGAAGTTGCGGGCAGGTTGCGCAGCGCGCCTACCTGCTTCCATGTGCGGCTTTCGAGGTCGAAGAGGTAGGAAAAGGCGCCGATGTTGTTGCCGTGGCCACCACCGTTCAGGATCAACGCGCCCTTGGCCCCGTACTCGGGCGCCCACACGATGCCGCTGTAAGACCACCGCATGCCTTCGAAGCTGTTATTCCCGTTGTAGCCGTTCCACCACCGCTGCCCCTCGGTCTGCCCGGTTATGGTGTCGAAGTCCACCGAGGACGCGCTGTTGATGTTGATGTTTGTCCTGGCGCCAACGGCCGGGATGAAGTCGGCAAAGTTCTCCTGCAGCAGCGTCTGCGTGTCGATGCCGGTGCCGATGGGTAGCTGCCACGCGAACACGCTGCCCGACTGACCCAGCGCCCACTGCGCCCAGGTCGTCGTTGCGCGAATGCGGGCCAGGGCTGCGCTGGCACCTGTTGCGTTGAGCGAGGCGACAACAGCCAGGGCCTCGAGATAGCGCCCCCAGTGGGTGTCGGCCGCCTCGGGTGTGTTGCCCTGCAGGTCGCCGTCAACGCGGGGGTACGATCCCCCATACCCGGCCGCTTTGCGGTCGTAAAAGTCACCCCAATGCGGCATCCACGTTCCGGTGTCCCACTCGGCGGCGGTGCCGGTGGCGCCCGGGTGCAGGCTGGCGGTGGAAGTCTCGCCGTAGGGGAACTCCGTGGTCGCGTAGCGGTACAGGAACTCCGTCGCGCCCGTGCTGCCACCGCGGCCAACGACAGACCGAGAAGTCCAGTCGAAGAACTCACGGGCCTTCTTGCGAGTCTCGAACGTGCCGCCGACCCGGAACGTCACCAGCTTGGCGATGGCGGTCACGAAGTAGTCGTGCTGCCACGCTTGGCACGAATCACCGTAGGTCGCCTCGTTGTTTCTCACGATGCCGTAGGGGTTGGGCGTCGGCGTCGCGCTCGGGCTGACGTACTTGTTCCAGTAGTTCGTGATGTTGGCATCGACCGATGCGCTCAGGTCGGGCTTGAGCGCATCGTCATCTGGCGTCACGCAATCCGCAATGAACAGGCTGCGCAAGTTCCACGCGGTCGTGCGCAGGTTGTTGTCGTTGCGATCCTTGCTGTCGAACACGCCGCCCGTGGTTGAGGCGGGTGTCCCCATCGCCAAGTAATTCGCCGCAGCGATGTGCTGGCATTCCTCCATGAACCAAAAGCGGCCCGTGGCGACGTAGGCCAACAGCGGCCCGGCAGGATGGTGCGACACCGCCCATCGGAAGTGCTGAGCAACTGATGAGTCAGTGATGTAGCCGCTAATCGTTGGCGTGAGCGTCGTCGTGTTGCCGCGAACGTAAGAGAAGTTCGTCGCCGTCTCGCTGCGCAATCCGGTGTCAACGTGCTGCGAGAAGCGGATGGGTCGATTTGTGCTCTCGTCTCGGTAGTGGGTCTGGTAGGCGCCGAAGCGGTAGCCCTCCTGCAGCAACTGGCGGAACGGCACGCCGTTGGTATTGGTGCCGGAGAGATAGACGCCCTCCCATGCCGGCTGCACACCGATGCTCGGTTGCTCGCCGCCACTGCCCATTGATGATGGGTGCAGCGTGGTCGCGCTGGCGTTCCCCGGCCCTACGTGCAACTCGTATGGCGTGAACTGCCCGCTTACACGGTGGTTCTCCGTGCTCACGCCGTCCATCGCGTACTGTTCGCGCTGCAGCGAAGCCAGCCACTTGTTCGTCAGGCCGGTGGACGCGAGATAGGCCGGGTCGTGCTTGAGCGCCACGGACTTGTCGGTGCCCAGCCAGTAGGAGAGCGTCGAACCGCTCAGCAGCGGCTGGCGTGTGTGGTGATAGACCGGCATCGACATGCTGAAGCGCGATGTCCCGCCCAGCGTGAAGCTGTAGGTGCCAGCCTTGCCGGTCGGCCCCGTCACCATCAGGTAGCCGTTCTCGATCCACGGCACCACTTCGACATCGCCGGTCGAGTAGAAGCGCACTTCCATCCAGGCCGTCAGGTGCGTGTCGCTGCCGATGGGCTTGCGGAAAATCCACGACGACATGACCGGGCCCTCAGCCCACACCATGAAAGGCGCTTCCCAATCCGCTGAGTCGGCCGCCCAGGTAGCAGAGCCGTAGGCGTCGGTGCCAATGACCGCCGAGATACCCGTGGCGCGAAGCTGCGCCAGCGTCAGCCATGCGGTGTTGATGTGCAGGCCGGTTCCGAGAGCGACCGAGTGCGTGGCGCCGGTGGCCGTCGCCACGCCTGAGACAAGCGCGATCTTCGCGCTGCCATCCGGCCACGTGCTCTTGACGTTGATCTGCAGGCCCGCCAGCGGGGCGCCGCTCGGAACGTCGCCGGGCCTGAATGCGTGGCCGGCTGTCCAGGGGTAGGTGCCGGCGCCTGCCGTCAGCAGCGTCAGCGCCGGCAGCGCGCCGGGCGCCGCGACGTTGACCGCGAGAGGGCGGCCAGAGCGCGTCAGGCTCGGGCTGATGGTGAAGTCCACCGTGCGGCCGGAACCTGCGGCCGACCAGGTGCTCGTGGCGCTGACGGAGGTCTGGCCGGCCGTGATGGTGCTCGTGGCCGGGCCGGCGCCGCCGTCGCTGCGCGTCCAGGTGATCGTGTAGGTCTGGTCGGCCGGCTGGTCCAGCGTGATCGTGGACAGGTGCGGCGCGCCGGCCGTGGCCAGGCTGCTGCCGCTCTGCGTTGCAGTCGTCGGCGCCACGGCTCCGCCCCCGCCGGTCCTTTCGAACGGCGGCGAGAACACCAGAGCCGGCATGGTCAGAGCTTGAAGATCTTCGTCGCGCCGTTGGACCAGGCGATGTCGCACGCCGTCGCCGCAGCCGCCACCGGCAGCCCGGTCGCGGTGTCGATCAGCGCGATCAGGCGCGAGGTGGCTGCGTTGCCGGTGTCCTGGTAGATCAGGATCCCCTCCAGCGTCGGCGCCGCCACGATGCCGCTGATGCTGATGTCGGCGGCATCGGCCACACCAGCGACGACGGTCTTGCTCGCGAGCGTGGCCGGCGCACCGTAGCGCGCGCCGCTGGGCACGTCGGCGAGGTACTGGTGCGCCGCGGAGTCGGCCGAGTACGCGCCCAGGTCCACCATGACGGCCTTGATCGTGTCGCGGCCCCAGCTGATGTCGCCGTTCAGGAAGGCCTCGCGGCCCTTGTCGTAGAGGAAGGCGGCCATGTCGCGTCCTTGCGTTCAGCGGCTGGTCGCGACAGCGCGTGCCAGCGCGGCGCCGAAGCGCCGGTTGAAGTTCTTTGTCACGGTGACCTCGGCCACCTCGAACCAGTGCAGCCGGTTCTTGTCGTCCACCGGGTGCGCGTCGGCGAACTTGATCAGCAGCTTCAGGCCGCCGGAGGTGTTCAGGCCTTTGCCGGTCTTGCCCATGCGGGTGCCGCCGCCCTTGGCCTTGCGCAGCACGCCGACCTTCGCACCCACTTCGCTCGCTCGCTGCCAGACGCCGGTCACCTCGCCGCCCTTGGTCTTCACCGTGCCCACGAAGACGTCGTCCCGGGCCTTCAGCTTGGCCAGCAGGTTGCGCGGCAGATTGCCGTAGCGGTCCTGGTCTTTGACGGCGCCCACCGGCTTCAGCAGCGCCTTGCTGTTCAGCACGTTGTGCCCGCCGAACTCGTAGGGCTCCAGGTAGCGCGCGGTGGTGTCCATGACCACGACGCGCGCCACGTACTTGCCCTTGCGCGCCGGGATGGCCCGGATCGCACCGGTCGTGAACTCGCGCGGCCGGTCCAGCCTGGCCACCTCGTTCTTCTTCTCCGCGGCCACCACGTCGCGCGCCAGCTCGGTCAGCGCCGTGGACATGGCGAAGGGCACCTGGCGCATCACCTGATCGCTGACGTGCTTCTTGAACTCCGTCAGGTTCGTGGTGACGCGGATTCCGTACATCAGGCCAGCCTTGCCCCCAGCGACTTCTTCTGCCCCACCACGGCCGCCGGGGCTTGCGTGATGGCGACGCCGACCGCCGGCGCCTGCGGCCCGCCTGGCGCGGCGGGGATCTCAAGCGCGACGCCAAGCTGCGCCGGCGTGGCCATCGCAGCTCGCCGCTCCACAGCGCGGTTCAACTGCAGACCCATGTGCTGCAGGCCGCACAGCGCCGCGTAGGAATAGACCCGGCAGTCGGCCGCCTCGTTCGCGCGGCCCGGCGGCGTGACCCAGACCGTGAACTTCCGGCCGGAGACCTCCTTCAGCTCCAGCCGGTCGGCGGTGAGCTGCTGGAAGTAGCCGATGTCGCGGTCTGCCGGGAAGTGGCAGTAGCCGGGCCGCGCGCCTCCAGGCGGTGGCGGCTCCAGCAGCAGGCGGCCGCGGATCGTGTCGCGGGCCGCGTTGCCGCCGATGACCACCGGCCTGAAGCTGGCCTTGGTGCGACGGCTGGGGCGTTTCGTAGGCCAGACAGGGTTGCGTGCGCCGTCTCGTTCCGATGCACCCTTGATGGCCCAGATGTTGCGCCCCAGCCTCGCCTTGCAGAACTCGTAGACCGCCTGCGTGTGGTGGCCACCGGAGTCGATGCATCCACCGTCAAGCCGGTACGGCCGGCCATGCTGGTCGTACCAGGTGCCCAGCAGGAAGTCATCGACCTTCTTGCGCACCAGCGGGTCGGAGAACTCGCCGTCGATGACGTGGTACTGGACCGACCAGCTTTCTTCGTCGCGGCCCCAGGCCGTGATTTCAATCTCAACGCGGTAGTCCTGGACGTCACCGCCGAACGTCAGCGCACCAGTGCCGTCGGGCACCGGCCCGGCCCAGGTCTCGCGCCGCGCCAGCAGCTTGTCGACGTCCAGCACCTTGCCGCTGTTCGGCTTGTGGGGCAGGCCCATCTGGGTGTTCCACCAGACGAGCTCGTCGTCGGGCTTGCCCTTGGCCTTGAGCCACTTGTCGGCGATGTCGCTGGGCTTGTCCTTGCTGCTCGGGCTGTAGAGCTTCGAGGCTTGAAACCCGGCGTGCTTGTTGTCCACGCCCCACTGGCCGCAGCTGGGGCACTTCGCGCGGTAGACCGCGAACCGTCGTTCCTGCAGGTCTTCCCACCAGTCCCAGACCGCCGCCACGGGGTCATCGGGCGTCTCCGCCTTCCAGGCCTTGGCGTAGGCATCGAGCGGTACGTGGCGCTCGCCGCAGCACTCGAACGGCCGCGTCTGGTGCCAGCGGATCGACCGCAGCGCGGTGAGCCGGTCCGCCTCCTTCCAGGCCGTGCCGCAGCACTCGCAGTTGATGCGGGCCTTCTCGACCAAGTGCCGGATCACTCGGCCGTTCGCGTCCTCCAGCTTCGGCCAGTTGACGTGCTTGAAGAAGTCCAGGAACTGCCGGTGCTGGCAATGCGGGCACTCCACGCTGGCCAGCCGGCGGTCACTGCCTGGGTCGTCCTCGGTGCCGTAGTACCACTGCGCGATCAGGCTCTCGCCGTCGACCGTCGGGCTGCAGGCCTGCACGCCCAGCCAGTTCAGGCCGAACTGCGCGGTGCGCTCACCGGCCAGCAGCAGCGTGTTGCCTTCCCGCGTGAAGCGGTACTTGTCGACCTCGTCGGCGAAGTAGGCCCGGATGGGCCGGCGCGCCACGTTGTCGGCGCTGCCGGCGCCTGCCAGGGCGATGAAGCCGCCCGGGAAGGGTTTGTAGGTCAGCGTCTCCTCGGATCCGCCAACGCGCTCGGCCAGCGCCGGCGTGGCGTCAATCGTGGGCTGCAGCCGCTCCTTCGAGAACTGCTCGGCCGCGTCGTCCTTCGGCTGCAGGATCAGGACCGGCGACGGGTCGATGTGCGTCAGGTAGCCGACCGCGTTCAGGATGAACTCGGTCTTCATGAGCTGCGTGCAGCACATGATGGTGATCAGGTGCACCCCGGGCTCTGTCATCGCGAGCATCGGGCCGCGCGAGATCTCGAACATGGCCGTTTCCCACTGGCCGGAGAAGGCGCCGAAGCCCTTCGCCAGCTTGCGGTACTGGTCGGCCCACTCCGGGACGCTCAGGCGAGGCGTGGGCGCCATCCCTGCACGCCACGCGGCGTACAGGTCTTCGACGTCATCCCAGCTTCGCGGGTGGCTCTGCGAGGCTGCTGATGAACTCATGGAGGTACTTCGTCAGGACTTGCGCCACCTTGTCGGCCTCGATGTCCAGCTCGGCCGCGATGAACGGGCTGCGCTGAGGCACGAAGTTCAGCAGCCGGTCGCGCACCATGCGGCCTTGATCGAACTGCACGCGCGCCGCGGCTTCGCGGTCGACCAGCTTGCCGGCGCGCTCCAGGAACTCCAGCTCGCGCAGCTTGCCGGCGAACTCTTCCTTGCGGGTGACCGCCTCCTTCAGCGCCGTCGATCCGGCCGGGCCCACCTGCGGCGCGTCAGCGGGCGGCGCCGGCGGCAGGACCGTCGTCGTCGGCATCGGCGCGGCCTGGCGCGCCCGGGGCTTCTTCGGCGCTTCCGCGGCGGGCTCGGGCTCCTGGCGCGCCTTCTTGGCGCCGGCGTGGTGCTTGTCCCCCTTGTAGCTGGCCTCATGGTCCACGAGGTTTCCGACTATCACGAGGTCGCCCTGCGCCTTCCACTTGGTCACGGCATTGCGCGACACCCCACATAGGCGCGCGTGCTCGGCTTGGCTGACGAGCGTCAACTTGTCAACCTGTCAACTGCTTTTGAACCCTGCAGCGGGGGAAGCATCGCGGTGCGCAATTGCC